ATATATAATTTCGCATATATTAGAGTATTTTAATGAACGGGCCAACCACTACCTAAGCCTCCTGTCGTCGGGAAATTTTAAGATAGAGTTTGACGACACTTTGGATGAAATCATCTATTATAAGGGAAAGGCTGTGTTCTTTAACTCCCTCTCCGGGGGGGAAAAGAAGCGTATCTCACTTGGGGTGATGCTGGCTTTAAATGACTTGCTCGTATTATCAGGCAAAGAAAGGTCTAATCTTATTTTCTTTGATGAAATTGCGGACTCCCTCGATGAAGAGGGGGTGAAGGGGCTTTTAGAGCTAATTCATCTCCTGACCAAGGAAACGAATAAGAAATTGTTTATTATTACTCACAATGATTATTTTGTGTCTTTATTAGAAGAGTACTGCGAACAGTTGAAAGTGGTTAAAAAGAACAATATAACAAAATTTACTAAATAATAGGAAGAAATGGCATACGAAATTACAGAAAACTCGTTAAGTGAGACAATTTTTTTAGATAAATACGCTTATCCAGGGGAAACTTCCTGGAAAGAACTTTCTAAGAGGGTTTCCCGAGTTGCCGCAGACCCCGAATTCCCCGAAAATCGAGAAAAAATAGAGCAAAAGTTTTACGAGGCCATCAACTCAGGTGATTTTTGCCCCGGCGGGAGGATTTTGTTTGGTGCAGGGAGGAGTAAGCAAAACCTCTTAAACTGCTACGTACTAGACCCCGAAGACTCGGTAGAAAGTATAGGAAAGACTATTTCCGATGTATATAAAATTTCCTGTGGTGGAGGAGGCATAGGGTTTAATTTTTCTAAGGTCCGCCCCAAAGGGGATAGTATTCAAAATATTCGCTACTCAGCTCCAGGGTCTATCTCTGTGATGCGTATGATTAATGAGGTAGGTACCCATGTTCGTGCTGGGAAAAACCGACGCACAGCATTAATGTCTATTTTAAGCGTTACGCATCCCGATTTCCTTGAGTTTTTACGAGTAAAATTAGACCGCCAGGAGCTGAATAATTTTAATATTTCAGTGGCTGTTACTAAATCATTTTTAGAGGCTGTGGAAGCTGATGAAGAATGGTATTTTACTTTTGGTGGCCGCCAAAATAAGTATTTTGTTTATGAGGTTGAACGCACCTCTGAGAAGCGTACTGAGATGATAGAAGTAGTTGCCCACAATGAAGAGGACGCTCTAGGACGAGCAAAGGCCCACCATTTAAAGCATCATCTGGACTCTTTTGGCAACGTAAAGAAAAAAGAAATTCGAGCACGAGCTTTGTGGGAGCGTTTGGTGGATAATGCTGTGGAGTCAGGAGAACCCGGCATTTTTAATATTGATTTTGCAAACGAGTATACTAATGTTTCTTATTTTGAGCACATGCCTTCTACTAACCCCTGTGGGGAGGAGGTTTTGCCTGCATATGGCAACTGTTGCCTTGGGCATCTTAACCTTGCTAATATGGTTGATTTGGACGGGACAATTGATTGGCGCCGTATGGCTCGTACGATTCGCACGGGCGTCAGGTTTTTGGATAATATCCTTACCACGAACCATTTTCCGATTCCTGAGTGCGAAGAAGCGGGCACCAGGTCCCGCCGAGTTGGACTGGGAATCACAGGACTTCATTACTTCCTCATTAAAGCTGGGTTCAAGTACGGCTCAGAATCATGTTTGGAGTTCTTGGAACGGTTATTCACTACGATAAGAAATGAGGCGTACAAGGCGTCTATGTATTTGGCTAGGGAAAAAGGAAGTTTCCCCGCCTATGATTGGAGTAAATTAAAAGATGAAAAGTTTTTTAAGACCCTACCTTCTCGTATTAGGTCTGATATTAAAAAGAATGGTTTACGAAACGCCGTTTTACTTACGGTTGCACCAACTGGAACAGTTAGCATGGTCCTGGGTGTCTCTACTGGTATTGAACCTATATTTGCCCCTGTGTACAAGCGTAGGTGGCGTACTTCTACTAATAATGTGTGGAATGAGGCGGTTGTGGTTGACCCTTTGTTTAAGCAGTTATATTTGCGAGGCCGTGATGTTACGCATTGTATCGGTGCCTATGAGGTTACTCCGGAAGAGCATATTAAAGTACAAACGGTTGTTCAATCTTACATTGATTCCGCTGTATCGAAAACTTGTAACTTACCTAGTGATTTCCCTGCTAACGAGCTATACGATGATTTATTATTATACGCTGGGGACATGAAGGGGTTCACATTTTATAGGGCGGGTTCCCGGGGGAATGAGCCCCTTGAGGCGATGGATATTGACTCCATCGATTTGGATAAACTAATTGTGGCAGGAAAACTTGAAGAACAAGTACAGTCTATTGATACCTGCAAGAATGGAGTGTGTGAACTATGACAAAGGGAAAAGAGCCCCCTTCAAAAAGATTCTTTTGGCCCGGGGATGAAAACGTAAAAGGGGAGTCTGTGTTCAGGTTCCACTGCGAGAATGTGGAGTGTTCTTACCAATATTTTGAAGCGGGTTGGGACCCAAAGGAGCCCCCTCCAATTATTCCTCACGCAATTGCTTGCCCAAACTGTGAGGGTGAAGCTGTATGGTGTATGCCCGAAGGGTGTTTTAGTAATGTTATTATTCGTAATAGAAAAAATGAAAACGCGCATTACACGAGGGAAGGAGCAGATTCTGAGCATAAATGGATGGAAATGCAAATTGAGGAAAGTAAGAAAGCTATTCAAGGAACACAAGGGGCTTCCCCCTATTCCAAAGTAGCAATCAATCATGAGTATTGGGCGAAACAAGGGCTCGCTAGAAAAACTAGCGTAACGGAGGAGGCCACTCGAAAACAACTTTTGAGTGAGAGAAACCAAGTCCAAGCAGTCAAAGCTGCGCAGGCTTTAACAGATATGTACAATGATAAAAATTACGTTAAAGAGTCGAAACATATAGGAAAACGAAATGAAGGTTAATAAAGCATGTTACAAAGGAAGCAAAACGTGGTATAAGATTTTGGAAAACAGGAAAGAACAAATTGAGGTGTTTGTGTATAATGAGTCTGATAATGCAGACCCATCATACCAAACAGATGGCGCAGCTGGAATGGACATTGCTGCCAATGAGGAGGTCGTTATTCCCGTGGGGAAAATTCAAGCTGTTTCAACGGGTTTGAAGTTTGGTATCCCAGCTGGGTACGAGGGGCAGGTGAGACCCCGTAGCTCGATGGGACTGAGGGGTATTACTATCCCAAATACCCCAGGAACCATTGATTGTGATTACAGAGGGGAAGTAAAGGTGTTATTGCATAACCTATCCACATCGGAGTTCATCGTAAAGAAAGGGGACAGGATTGCCCAATTAATTATTAAGGAAAGTTTGCGTCCAAACTTAACCTCCGTGAGCTATGATGAGTGGACTACTAATATTTCAAAAACCCACCGAGGAGAAGGGGGTTTTGGCTCTACAGGAGAAAACTAATGTCTTACTCATTTCAGGAATCAATTCAGCGAGGAATCGTCTATTTAGCAAAATCGGACGAGAATTTCCTTGTTCAATCGCTTCCTATGGTTCAGGCTGACTACTTTGAATTCCCGCACCACCAGAAGTTTTGGGGGGCTATTCGAGAGCATTACCTAACGTATAAAAGTTTGCCTTCGGACGACCAGATTATGGAATCCATTCGTCAAGCTAAATCGGACAATGAGTTGTTGTCCGATTATAAGGAGGAACTTAATGCCATTAATGAGGTTGATGAAAAATCCCTTTCCAATGAAGAGTATTACTTAGACCAAGTTGAGGATTTTGCTAAGGAACAAGCCTTAAAGGATGCTATTTTTAAGTCAGTGGAGTTTATTAAAAGCAAAAAATTCTCCTCCATCGAGAGTACCATCAGAGAAGCCCTGTCTGTTAGCAGGGACGTCGATTTGGGAAGTAATTATTTCTCGGACGTGGAGGGTCGGTATGATAGGTTAAACCAGAATTCCAAGGACACACAATTCCGCACGCCTTTTGATACAATCAATAGAGAGTTGGAGGGAGGTCTCTGTCAGAAAGAGCTGGCGATGGTTGTAGCCCCTCCTGGTGTAGGGAAGTCCCTATTTCTGGCGAATCAGGCGGCTCGTCTGGTTATTGATGGCAAAAAAGTTCTGTACGTGTCCTTGGAGATGTCAGAGGACCGAGTTGCCCAAAGATTTGATAGTATTTTTACAAGGATTAAGCAGTGTGAATTAAAAGGACGAGTTGG